TTTAAAAATATGGCTATAAACATGGAATTTATTACAAAGGGAAAGGGAGACGTATTAACAGGCGCTGGGCTATTCTATCGACTGTTACGGGGCTCCCAAGTTGATGGTCAGGAAATACAGCGTCCACAATTTGATGGAACTGTTTACGGCCAATTGTTGGATGCTGCCGAGCGCGAAGATACAGCAGGTCTGTATGAGTGTATAGGTCGGATAGAGTATCTTCTCCTTCAAGGTAGTCGGTCATTCGTACATTCTGGACCCACACGTGCTGAACTTCTTTCAGACGTGCGAGACTTTCTAAGATATTTCGGGCTAATGGGCGATAGTCGGATGCTGCAAGGCTACCGGCATAGCGTACCACGTAGCGCATTTCCCAGGGCTTAACATCTTCTTTCATAATTGTCGTGTCCGTTCTTTAGGGAACGGCGCGGCAAAGATACAAAAAACCTGCGAAATTACAGAAAATATATAGTTAAAAATAGAAATATGTTACGAAACGAATTTGAAGAAAGGACGAAGCTCAGCGTTTCTGAGGCAGAGTTCAACGGTATTAACGCCCTCTATATGGCATGTGGTGATGGCATCGACAAGGATGAGTTCTGTAAGTTGTACATGGACTTTGACGGTCGTCTGGATTTGATGCATAAGATAGAGCGCGAGCATCAGCGTATGAAGGACGCTCTTTACGAAAAAGAGTTGCTGCATAAGGAGGCTATGGAGATTATCAGTGATGCTGCTGATGCAGTGCTGGAGATAGGCAACATGCCGGAAGCTGCTGAGAACGTATAGGCGGCACTTGAGCGAAAGGCTTGGTGGCTGGTTGGTAAAAAGGAAGTTATCAAACGCAAGGCCAAGATGGGCATTACCTTCTCTGAGGAAGAAATAGAGTATATCATCAACAACTTGAAATAACCCCTAAATAATTATAGTTATGGAATCAGACAACAGAAGAATCGAAGTGAGCACGGAAGTCCGTAACAAGATTATCAAGACTTTCGGCGTGACTGGTAAGACAGTGAGCAATGCTCTGAACTACACGGGCGAGCGCGGCCAGACGGATCTGGCTAAGCGCATCCGTATTATGGCACTGGAGAATGGTGGTCGCCACATGGTGAGTTGGCCAGAGTGCGAGACTATCCACGACGCTAACGGCTTCATGCACCAGATCTTCGACAACGGCTCGAAGATAGAGGTTGACAAGCGCACGGGCGATGCCCGCTGGTTTGACCCCAAGGGCGTGAAGCGCGGTGAGCAGAAGAATATAAGTATCCAGCAGTTGTATGTGATGCAAGAGCTGGCAGCATCAATCTAACAATCGGGAGGTAGAGAATATGGAGTACTACGGTAACGCGCTTTGTGTAAGCTATGAGGACTTGGTGGGTGGTGGCATTATGTCGGCATCGAACTACAAGCAGCTGGCACATCGTGGAAAGTTCACGGTGATGCGTCAGGGCAAGGGTCTTGGCAACTGTGCTCTGGTTGCCGTTAACTCCCTGCCTGAGAAGTACAAGGCCGAGGTGCGGAGGCTCTATCCAGAGGGTAACCGCATCCTGCTTATAGCATGGGTAAAGAAGAACTATGAGCGCGTGTTCGGGAGCCGCTATAATTGGGACGAAATGACCGCTGCCATCGACACGCTTCGCGACCTGTACCACCACACGCTGCCCGCGTCGACGATGCGTTTCAGAAAGAAGGTTGCCGAGTATAGGCGCGAGGGTTACATCTGCCTGGTCAGTGGCAAGTTCGGAAACCAGAGTGCGCGTAAGGTTGACCACAAGACCGAGCGTCTTATCCTTGGTATTGCCGTACTGCCCAACAAGCCTTTCAACACCAATGTGGCTGAGCTTTATAATATGTTTGTGTGTGGCGAGCTGGACGTTTACGACCCTGAGAGCGGCGAAATGTTCAATCCCGATGACTTCACCGACAAGAACGGCGAGCCGATGGTTCTGAGCGAGACCACCATCAACAACTATCTGAACTCTCCCAAGAACCGCGTGCTGATAGACCACATGCAGATGTCGTTCACCACCTATATGCATGAGGTGATGCCCCACGTTCACCGCCATGCGCCGGAGTTCTCGTTCAGCAAGATCTCGTTTGACGACCGCGACCTGCCCCGTAAGTTGAAGGACACCAAGCAGAGGCCGAAGGCTTACTATGCCTACGACGTTACGAGCCAGTGCGTGGTTGGTTTTGCCTACAACCGCAACAAGAACACTGACCTTGTAGTTGACTGTTTCCGCTCACTGTTTACGCTGATAGAGAGAAACGGCTGGGGCTGCCCGGCACAGGTGGAGGTGGAGAACCACCTGATGTCGCAGTGGAAGGACTCGTTCCTGAAGGCCGGCGTGATGTTCCCGTTTGTTCGCTTCTGCGCCCCTCAGAACTCACAGGAGAAATATGCTGAGCAGATGAACGGTGCTAAGAAAAAAAGCGTGGAGCACAGGAACCACTTAGGCATAGGCCGCTTCTATGCTAAAGACCGCCACTACAGGACGGAGGCCAAGAAGGTGTTTGACGAGCTGAACGATACCTACGAAGACCAGGAGTACTACACCTGGGAGCAGCTCATAGCCGAAGACATGAAGGACGTAGAGCAGTTCAACCAGACGCTGCACCCCAACCAGAAGAAATACAAGGGCATGACCCGCTGGCAGGTGCTGGTGGAGAACATGAACCCGACGCTCCAGCCGATGGATCGTGCTATCTGGGCAAGATATATCGGTGAGCACGTGAGCACATCGATACGCCGTAACTCATACTGCCGCGTGCAGGGTAAGGACTGGTGGCTGAGCCAGACGGAAGTGATAGAGAAGCTGGCCCCCAATGACATGAAGGTGGAAGCCTACTACCTGACCAACGAGCAGGGCGAGGCCGTGGACGTTTGGATTTACCAGAACGACATGATGGTGGACAAACTGCAAGATGTCGGCACATTCAACACGGCAGACGCTGAGCAGACCGACGAAGACCGTGCCATCTTCACTGAGCAGCAGAAGAAGATAGCCCATTTCGGCAAATACGTGCGCGACAACGCGATATCGAGAGTGGGTGTTATGAGTAAAGCCCCGGCAGCTGCAAAGGGCGACACGGAGCCTGAAACGGAGGTGAAGAATGAGGTTGCGATGACATCGCAACATACGGAATCAGAGAGTTGGCGGTTCAAGAATGAAAGCGACGCAATTAGTGATTTATAGATACCACAGATAGCCGGGCCGTGGGGTGGTTTTTGGTAAAAGCGTAGGACACCCCGGACAGCAGTGAGACCTTTACTTGGCAAGGCTCGAATAAACATCGGAACCTGCACGGCCACAATGATTTTAAACAACATTTAAATACAGTTACAATGGAGATTACAAACAGCATCAAGAAGCGGATTTTGGCAGCAATGGAAGCCAACCGCGTGAACTATCCGAGTGACGCGAAGCATGCCGCCAGTCTGGGCATAGCCACAGCCGTCTACTCACAGTTGAAAGCCGGTCAGACGGAGCGTGTTCTTAGCGAGGCCAACTGGATATCGATGGCCCGCCGTCTGGGTGTTGAGCTTCGCCCCGGTATGGAGTGGAAGGCCGCTAAGACCGCCACGTTCAAGTATATCTGGGCACAGCTGACGGCTTGTCAGAACGGCAGCCTGAGTGCCATCATGTGCGACATGCCGAATATTGGTAAGACCTTCACGGCCCGCGAGTATGTAAAGCAGCACAAGAACGCTATCTATGTGGACTGCTCACAGGTAAAGACCAAACGCGCTCTGGTGCGCAAGATTGCGAAGGAGTTTGGTGTGAGTGCCAACGGAACCTTTGGCGATATCTATGAAGATCTGGTGTTCTATATCCGCACGGTCGAGAACCCGCTTATCGTGCTCGATGAAGCTGGTGATTTGGCATACGAGGCATTCTTGGAACTGAAGGCCCTGTGGAACGCAACGGAACGCTGCTGTGCCTGGTATATGATGGGGGCCGACGGTCTGAAGGCAAAGATTGACCGTTCTGTTGAGGGTAAGAAGGTAGGCTATGCAGAAATGCTGAGCCGCTACGGTGACCGCTTCTGCAAGGTAACTCCAGATGATGGCAAAGAGCGTCAGGCGTTCCTAATGGAGCAGGCCCGCGTGGTGGCCGAGGCCAATGCCCCTGAAGGCGTGGATGCCGGAGCACTGGCACGCAAGACCGGCGGTGCACTGAGACGAGTATATACTGAGATAGAAAAGGTAAAGGCAGTATGAACGGGAAAGTATATCCAAAGGGCACTGTGTTCCAGCTGCTGCTGAGCGGACGCGCTGCTGCATCGGTCATCAACGAGTGGTGGGAAACCAACACCCAGGCCGATGTGCGCGTCCGCAGGGCCAAGACCAAGGACTGTGTGGTACTGGAGACGGAAGGAACTATATTTGCGGCTCACATCATCAAGCTGTGGCCGGGAACTAAAGTAAATGTGAAGGAACCGAAATAATGGGAAAGCGAGCATACACACCAAAGGATATTGAGGCAAAGAAGTACGAGTGCTTCGATTGGGACGGCGAATGGCTTGAAGCCTTCGGCAATCCTGCGATAAACTCAAAATGGGTGGTGCTCGGCCAGTCGGCCAGTGGCAAGAGCTCGTTTGTGATGCAGCTATCGAAGAAACTGTGTGAGTATGGCCCCGTGCTCTATCTGCCTTTCGAAGAAGGTGTTAGATTGGAGTTCCAGCGTCGCCTGAAGCTCATGAAGATGGGCGAGGTGCAGGGCAAGTTCACTGTTGTCCCCGATGACACACTGGAGGAACTGGAAGAGCGTCTGAGCCGTCCGAAGTCAGCGCGTTTCGTCATCGTGGACTCGTTTCAGGTTTCGGAGTGGACTTACGAACAGGCAATGGACTTGATGAAGCGTTTTCCTCAGAAGGGCTTCGTGTTCGTCAGCCAGGAACACAGGGGACAGCCTATGGGCAAGGCTGCCATCAGGCTCCGTTATATTGCCGACATGAAGGTTCGCGTGGCCGGATATAAGGCGTACTGTCAGGGCCGCAGTGCCGGTGAGCCGGGCAACTACTACGTGGTGTGGGAGGAAGGAGTGTTAATGACATCAAACAATTTATAGTTATGAGTAGAACGAGACAAATGATTGAGCTTTCCGCACCCAAGGTGATGCGGGAACACAGGCCGGAGCGATTCACGGTGCAAGGCTTCACCTGCCCTGAATGTAACGGCAACGGCTGGAACTGGCGGCAGAGTGATGACGCTATCGACGTGGATCAACACGGATGGGGCAAGCATACATGCACTGTGTGCGGCGGTACTGGAGAGGTGGATGCCGAAGTGACTGTAAGCTGGAAGGGAAGAAAAGGAGGTGCGGCATGAAAGTATATATCAGTGGAAAGATAGGCGAGGAAGTGTTGAGTGACGCTACCCGCGAGAAGTTTGCCAAAGCAGAGAGAATGCTGTGCTCTAAAGGCTACGGTGTTTTCAACCCCACCACAAGCGGGCTGGGTTTGGCTGCTGAGCAGGCCGCAAAGAAGTATGGAACCACCTTCTACAAGGAATTCCTTATTTTCGACCTGATGGCTCTGAAGCAGTGTGATGCCATTTACCTGCTGCGTGACTGGAGCAACAGCCCTGGTGCATTCCTTGAACTGTGCTATGCTCAGGCTACCAATATCAACGTACTGTTTAGCGAAAAAGCGGACGCTTGGGACTACCTCAACAACAAGTTCGAGGAAGAGGCTGGAACCCCTCACACAATGGCATCGAGAGACGAATATATCGACAGTCGCATTAACAGTGTATGGCTACCATTATAGGAGATATGACTATGGCACAGGAAATAACCAACTTTGCGCGGTTCTACGCGCTGTTTAACAAGATACCCTACAGCGGTGACCGCGAAGAGTTCAAGAAAGAAATGGTCAGCCAGGCAACGCTGGGCAGGACTGACAGTCTGCGCGAGGTGACACGTCGCGAGTATCAGGACTTGTGCGCCGGGCTTGAGAAGATATTCCCTGATACGGCTGCCAGGAATGCGGCGCGTGAGGAGCTGAGGCGGCAGCGCAGCATCTGCCTGAAGCTGATGCAGAAGCTGGGCATCGACACCACCGACTGGCAGCGCATCAATGCTTTCTGCCAGGACGGACGGATAGCCGGACAGCCATTCGGGAAACTGAGCAGTGAGGAACTGGAGCAACTGTCGCGTAAGTTGCGGAGCATCGAGCGGAAAGGCGGCATCAGGCAGTTAGAGGAACCGGGGCCGACGGCCACCGTCATACCCTTCAACAGATAACATTAGTAACAAAAAATTGCAAAACTATGGAACAAGGAACTTACAACAATGGGCTGGCAACAGCCGGACTTGAAGGCAAGTCAATCGTGAGGTGTGACAACCAGAAGTGCGAGACGTGTGTGAATGACGATACGGACTGCAAGAAGCTGATATGCAGCGGCGGTCATGTCTGCATCTGGTGAAAGCTACAATGATATTGCAGCATACAGGACAGTTTAACCCCTATTTAAATATCAATTAAATTATGGCAACAAGACAGAAGAAAACAGTGATTAGCGGCGTGACCCGTGAGGCAGCCGACAGCGCATTTGCCACCTTTGCAAAGGCCGATGCAAGTATTAACAAGATCAATGCAGACATTGAGCTGCAATGTGCCAAAATCCGTGAGAAGCGTCAGGCAGAACTGACACAGCTCACTCAGGAGCGCGACAAGGCGTTTGACACCTTGCAGGCTTTCGCCACTGAGAACCAGGCAGAACTATTCTCGAAGAAAAAGAGCCTCGACATGGCACATGGAACCATCGGTTTCCGCACTGGAACTCCAAAGTTAAAGACTCTGAAGGGCTTCACCTGGGCCTCTGCTCTGGAACTGGTTAAGGCGTTCCTGCCTTCATCATATATCCGCCAGACAGAGGAAATCGCAAAGGATAAGCTGCTGGCCGACCGCGATCTGGATGACGTGAAGGTGACAGAGGGTAGCCTGATGGAGCGTGAGGTTACGATGAAGGAGGCGATGGCCAAGTGCGGCATTCAGGTCGTACAGGAAGAAACCTTCTATGTGGAACCCAAGAAAGAGGATACCGTATGAAGAAGCTCATTCGGAAACCACCTAAAGTGACCCTGTGCCGCGAATGTGGCGGCACAGGCCACATTGGAAGCAGCGGCGACCGTCCCGCCGTTTGCCCGCAGTGTGAAGGCAGTGGCCGCGTGACGGTAAGCGGCACTATGGAACTTGACATACGTGCCTATAAGCCCAAGGACTGACTAAAACACCCCATCGCCGATGAAGAAGAAACGAAACGGACGTGGAATATCATACAAGGCTCGCGTAGCAGAAGTGAACCGCATCTACGACGAACACCGACGCTCAGGTCTCTCAAATGTAGAGATCTGGCGTCGCTACGTCTATCCGAAGCTCTTCATCAGCGAGCGCACCTTCTACAACATGCTCAACGCATTGGCTGTCATAGACATCGAAGCTGTTGAGCGTGAAAAGCAATTGTGGATACCCTTTCCAGACTGACCTATGGCACAAGCAAGTATTGACACCCTGATTAAGAATATACTGAGCGATCTGCGCGTAGAGCTGACTGATGAGTTCGACCAGAACTTTGAGCGGCAGTCCTACTTTGGCCATGCATGGCAGCGCAGGAAAACTCCTATTGGCGACGGTGCACTGCTACAGAAAAGCGGAGCCTTACGCCGTAGCATTCACAGCCCACGAACCAGCGACACCGGCATTACGTTCTCTTCATCGTTACCCTACGCCTCCATCCATAACGAGGGTGGCGAGATTGAGGTAACGGCGAAGATGAAGCGTTTCTTTTGGGCCAAATACTATGAGGCCTCAGGCAGCGTTAGCCGTAAGAAAGATGGTTCAGAGAGCCGTTCAAAGCGCAACGTGGCCCGTTCTGCTGCCGCTGAGTTCTACCGTCGTATGGCCTTGATGAAGGTCGGCCAGAAGATAAAGATGCCGGAGCGCAGGTTCATCGGTGGTGGCCCCGAAGTGGAAGCCATCGTGCGCAGCATCATTGATGAGAATCTGAATGAATATCTAACACAGTACGAAAATGCGAAAAGAGTTTTATCTGGCCGTCAGTGAACGGCTCATGCACAGCTACCGTTTGTCTGATGGTAGCATTCAACAAATCTACAAGGAAGAGGATGTGCCAGAGGGAGCAGAGCACATTATCCAGCATGCGGACTTGTGGAACAATAACGTGGAGTATATCGAGCAGGAAACCAACTGGCCGCGTCCGGCTGTGTTCGTTGAGTTCCGGCCTATCCTGTGGGA